CAGTTTTCGGATCTGCTCAAAACCGAACTTTTAATTTTATGAATATCATGACTCTCATTCTCGCTCTCATCGCCGTCGAATCTAATGGCAACGACAACGCCATCGGCGACGACGGTCTCGCCTACGGATGCCTACAGATTCACGCCGCCTACGTCGCAGACGCTGCGGAGTATGCCGGCGAAGACTGGACGCATGAGGACGCCTTCGATCGCGAGACATCGATCAAGATCGTTCTCGCTTACATGGATCGCTACGCTACCGAGCGACGCATCGGAAGGACTGTGACGATCGCAGACGTAGCTCGCATCCACAACGGCGGTCTCAACGGCTACAAAAAGCAAGCCACCCTCAAATACTGGAAGAAGGTAAAGGCAGAACTAATCTCTCGCGGAGCCTTATAAGCTCTGCAATCTAACAACCCAAAAAGCATAAAAAAACATATGGCTATACTAACGGTAAAAACAGAATCCTCTAGCGGATTCACTATCGACGAGCTAGCTCCTTCCGGAGACTTCGTCGTCACATGCCTAGAGATCGCAGACGAGTTCGGCGTCACTAGGAAGAAGTATCAATCAGAGGAAGAGGAGCAGATCGATGTCACTCGCTTTCTCTTCGGCTTCAAGGCGCAGGACGGTCGTCTCTACAAGGTGCAGACCTTCGAGATGAAGATCTCCGGCTCTCCTAAGTCTACGCTCTACAAGTTCCTCTCTAGCTGGCTAGGGCAGGCTCCGGACTACGGCTGGGACTATTGCACTCTCAAGGGTCAAGGAGCGGTCGTATCGATCGAGCATGTAGTCTCACAGATGGGAACTACATATCCGAAGATCACTCGGATCTCTCCGGCGAAGACGAGCCTCGCAGACTACTCTGCTCAGATCGTTCCCGTAGATCAGTTCGGAGCTGTAGCGGCTCCTGCGGCTCCCGTAGCTCCTGCGGCTCCTGTAGCTCTTCCTGCTAGCGTAGGCAAGGCTCTATCATCGGTAGGAGCGACAGTCGCTTCTGCTCCCGTAGCTTGGACTCCAGAGACAGGCACACAGGCAGACTGTCCGTTCTAATTTTCAGCGTCTCTGCTGATTGGTCAAAATAACTTGATCGGCATCGCTTCCATGCGGTGTCGATCACTTAACCCAAAAAAAATAAAATGGCTACACTAGAAAAGAAAGTCGATCTTGACGGATCGCATTGGTATTCTCGCGAAGGCGTTCCCGCCTACACGATTAAAAAAACTAAGGGAGATGGAGAGCGAAACACGACTCTCCGAGATGCTCGAAAGCATCGCCTGCTCCCTTCTGTCACTACTATCTTCGGAATCATGGCGAAGGCAGGACTCGATCGATGGAAGATCGGCAAAGCTATCGAAGCCACACTCTCGACTCCTCGCGATGAAGGCGAGACAGACGCTCGTTACTTCGATCGTATCAGATCTCGAAGCTACGAGGAGACAGACAAGGCTGCAAAGCTAGGCACTCGCATTCACGACGCAATAGACGCTGCGTTCGATAGCGTCGAACCTGCGGAGGATCTGAAGCAATACGTCGAGCCGACGATGGAATATCTTCGCACTCTGAATCTTCAGAACATTGAACGCGAAGGGACTGTCGTGAATCTTAAAGAAGGCTACGCCGGTCGAGTCGATCTACTCGCTCGCTACGGCAACTCGAATATCATCATCGACTTCAAGACAAAGAAGACGAAGGAAGGAGTGAAGATCACTCCGTTCGACTTCCAAGCGACGCAGATAGCAGCCTACGCTATGGCGGCATTCGGAACTCTAGACCATTGCGTAGGAGCGAACGTCTACATCTCTACTACAGAGGCAGGACGAATCGAGACTGCGGTCTACGATGAAGATAAACTGAAAAAAGAATACCAACTCCTACAGCATCTGACTGCGGTCTGGAGACATCTAAAAAACTACGATCCTAGAGGATAAAATAATATGAAAACAAAACTACTAAGCACACACGCAATCATCAAAGCGGCAGAGAGCGTCACAGGCAAACCTGCCAAAGTAATCCGAGGATCTACGCGAGTAGCTTCCGTCGTAGCCGTGAGGAATCTCTGCTACAAGGTAGCTAAGGAGCAACTCAATCTAGCAGACAGGGACATCGCCTCCTCCTTCGGTCGAGACCGGAGCGCGGTCACTCACTCGCTTAAACAAGTAGAGAAGCATCTGGCGCAGCGAGCTAACTATAGAGTCTTGCTCTCGCTCATAGAAGAGGAGCTGGGACTATGATCGTTAAGCAGAACTATCCGGAGTCGATCTCTAGGTTCATGAGCTGGGCTGAGGAAAGGCTAGGCAAGGAGGTCGAGTCTATTAAGAGGCTAGAGAAGCAAATAGGCGACGAGCTTTATGAAGAAAAAATTCAGACGTCCACAAAACTTTCTGCAGATCAAAAAAGGAGCATTCTCGACGATGTAGAAAAAGCGAGAGAGGAAGGCGAGGTCACGGTTGCTGAAGCCTGTGAATTGGTCGGTATTCACTATGTAACCTATTATAGATGGAAGAAAAAACTAGCATGAAAAAAGTATACACTAGAAGCGAAATAAAAATCCTAGAACAGGGACTCGAAGCGATGTCTCGAACCTGCGAATCTTTAACAAAAGAAAACAAAAGACTCGAAAGGAAGGTCGAGGATCTAGAGGCAGGCATCTCTCATCTAAAGGATCGACTAATCATCGACAGAGGAGAGAGAGAGTGACGACTCGCTACATAGGGATCGACTGCGGTCTCGACGGCGCGATAGTGACTATCGAAGGAGACAAGATCTTAGAGATGATGTCTATGCCTACGAAGAAAGTAGGCGCGAAGAGAGAGATCGATATCGATGTTCTGGCTAAGTTATTCGACAGCGAATTTAAGAGAGATTTTTGTTTCGCATCTGTCGAAGATCCCGGAGGTCACGCTCCGAGCGCGGCAGGTCTGCGGTCTATGACTTACTCCTTCGCGATCATCAAAGCTCTCCTAGTATCGAACCGGATAAAGTTCAAGACTATGGCGGCGAGGACATGGCAGAAGCAATTCTTCGAGAAGCCAAAAGGCATGAAGGAGAAGTTCGACACAAAGGCGGCTGCGCTCGAAGCGGCTGACGAGATCTGGACGGATACGAACTGGAGGCGAACGCCTCGAAGCAGGATCCCGTTCGATGGATTTGTAGACGCTGCGCTGATCGCAGAATATGCAAGGAGGATGCGGGGATGAGAAACATCACTACATTTTTCTACGCCTACATACAGGTCGCGCTGATCTGCCTCAACACTTGGCAGGTCGCTAACGCAAAGATTCTCGGAGCAGTCGTCGTCGGCTTTCTTATATCTCTGGTCTGGTGCTTTAACGCGCAGCGAGCAGCGTTCTCGAATCTATCAGACAAGATCGTCTACTCAGCAGGAGCTTCTCTCGGAACAGCGAGCGGAATCGTGCTTTCTCAAATTATCTATTGACTACCCAAAAGGAGGACAGATGAATAGATCAGAACTAATCGAAGAACTAAAAAAATTAAACGACAAACTACTATGGAAGAAAGACAAAGCACGGCAGACTACTATGGATCTCGACGGATCAGCATCGTTAAACAAGCGAGAGCTACAGAGACTACAGACTTCGATCTCGAAAAGATCATCGAATGGATCAGAGACGGTAGCGGACGATTCGCAAAGAACGTCACAGCAGTAAGAGAGGCGACAGAAGCCGGAGATCTAGATCGAGCCTCCGAGCTAAAGAGAGATCTGCCTGCAGTCATGTTCTGCGGTCAATTCTCTCGTAGATCTAGCAAGGCTATAACTAGTCATTCTGGGATGATCTGCATGGATGTCGATAAGATCGAGTCTCCGGCGAAGAAGGTAGACGAGATGAGGTTCGATCCTCACGTCATCGCAGCGTTCGTCTCTCCTTCCGGCAACGGACTAAAAGCTATCTTCGCTATCCCTAACAGCATCGAGAAGCATCGCGACGCCTTCGAGTCTGCCAGACGCTATCTCTCGACATACGGACTCGAAGCGGACGAGAGCGGCAAGGATCTATCGCGGCTATGCTTCCTATCGCACGATCCAGAGATTCACTACGCTCCAGACGCCGTAGAGCTTCCTGTCTACATCGAGGAGGAGCAGGTCGTCAATACGGCAGCTCCTAAAGCCGCCACAGGCGATCGTATCGGAGATCGATACTCCGCGTCTCCTAATGTTCGAGAGCGATCTGTAGGCATTCTGCAGGGTCTAGGATGGCAGCTACAGCGAGGCGACAGCACTCGGACATATTGCACTCGACCATCCAAGCGAGGAGGCATATCTGGAGAGCTACGATTCGATGGATCCTTCTACTGCTACACGGACAGCGCAGCTCCTCTGGAGCCTATGCAGAACTACTCGGCATTCTCTCTATACACTACAGCAGAACACGGAGGAGACTTTAAGGCAGCAGCTCTGGCTCTGGCAGATGAGTTCGGAGACAATGAGCCTCCGGTAGACGGTCGCGACTTCTACAATAAGACAGGAGCGGTCGAGACACAGCAGATCGAAGTAGACGAGAAGAGAGCGGAGGCGATCGGCAATATGCCGACGTGGACTGCGGCAGGCGAGATCCCAGATGATCTCAATAAGCTGATCATGCAGCGATATCCTGTTCTCATCGAGGGTCTGCTACACAGAGGCACGAAGATGGTTCTGGGAGGAGGCTCGAAGTCTTACAAGACGTGGACGCTGCTGAACCTAGCCGCATCCGTAGCAGGAGGCAGGGACTGGTTCGGACACAAGGTCATGAATACCGGACTCGACGTGATCTTTCTCAACTTCGAGGTTCCGCATGAGTTCTTCCTCGATCGAGTTCGTAGCGTCTGTAAGGCGATGGATATGGAGCCTCCTATGAATCTGAAGGTCTGGAGCCTCCGAGGAATCTGCAACGATCTGAAGCTCATCCTAGAGACTCTGCAGGAGCGTCTGACGAACGGATGCGCTCTGCTCTGCATAGATCCCATCTACAAGGCTATCGGAGATCGAGACGAGAACAGCGCGGGCGATATCGGTCTGCTCATGAACGAGGTCGAGGCTATCGTCGAGAAGACCGGAGCGGCTGTGGCTTTTGGAGCGCACTACTCGAAAGGAAACCAATCGGAGAAGGATCCTCTCGATCGCATAAGCGGCTCTGGGGTCTTCGCTCGCGATCCGGACACGATCATGGGACTCACAGCTCATGAGGAGAAGGACTGCTACACAGTTCACTCTGCGCTCCGGAACTTCGCCGGCATGGATCCCTTCGTCGTCGAGTGGGACTTTCCGCTCTTCAGTCTTCGCGAAGATCTGGACGCTAAAAAGCTCAAGAGAGCAGGTCAGAAAATTAGCGCAGGAGAGATCCTCGCAGAGATCACTAGCGCGGGAGTCGATCCCAGAGATTTCGTTCCGAGCATGTCGTCGAAGCACGACGTCAGCGATCGAACAGTCTACAGGCTTCTGAAGAATCTAAGCGATCAGAGAAAGATCCACAAAACAGCAGGCAACTACTTCCCTACAATTAAATGAAAAACAATATGATTAAGCTACTAAAAGGAGACTGCCTAGAGCAGATGAAAACACTAGCCGACAACAGCGTAGATAGTATCGTCTGCGATCCTCCGTATGGCATCAGTTTTATGGGTAAAAAGTGGGACTACGACGTTCCGAGCGCAGAGGTCTGGGCTGAGGCTATTCGAGTCTTGAAGCATGGCGGTCACGCGCTGATCGCTTGCGGCACACGGACGCAGCACAGAATGGTCGTGAACATCGAGGACGCTGGCTTTGAGATCCGTGACGTGGTAAGCTGGGTCTACGGATCCGGCTTTCCAAAGAGTTTAGACGTCAGTAAAGAAATAGATAAGAGAGACGCAGCGGAGGCGCAGATTGCGAGGAAGCTCAAATTTACGCAATGGGTCAGATCGCAGGGAGTAAGGGGGCAACAAATAGACGCAGCTACAAAGACACAGATGGGAGGACACTACACGACGTCAGCTAGTCAGCCAGCTATCATGACTAGAGAACATCTAGAAGCCTGTCGCCATCTATTCTCAGACGTTCCGAAATGGGTAGAGGATGAATGCGATAAAAGAAGCGTAGAGAGCGAGAACCTTAAGCGGCGCGAGGTCATAGGTCAGAAGACCGGAATAGACATGAAATTGGCGAATGCCGCCTCTCCTATATCAGCGCAAGGCATAGGAAAATGTATAAGCAAACAGATAGACATAACAGCTCCAGCAACCGAAGCCGCGAAAAAATGGGACGGCTGGGGAACAGCGATAAAGCCAGCTTGCGAGTTCTTTACTCTGGCGAGAAAGCCTCTAGCTGAGAGAACAGTTGCCGCTAATGTCCTCAAGTGGGGAACTGGTGCGATTAACATTGATGGCTGCCGCACGGCAGACGCCGGTCGCTTTCCGACTAATCTAATTCATGACGGATCTCAAGAGGTCATGGAACTTTTTCCAAGGGCAGGTAAAGCGTCGGCGGCTCGATTCTTCTACTGTCCGAAAACAAGCCGAGCGGACAGGGAGGAGGGCAACAATCATCCAACGGTAAAGCCGACGTCTCTCATGAGTTATCTCTGCCGACTAATAACGCCAAAGGGCGGCACGGTTCTAGATCCGTATATGGGATCCGGCTCAACCGGCAAAGCGGCAGTTCGAGAAGGCTTCAGCTTCGTAGGATGCGAGCTAGATTCTGACTACTACGAGATCGCCAAGTCGAGGGTAGAGGGCTTATAAAATGAAAGAAGCAATCAAGATACAGCAGTTCCTAGAATCATGCGATCCGAAGGCTATACGATTCGACAAGCTAGACGACGCCATCATCGGAGTCTCTCATTCCGGCTGTCTATGCTACAGCTATCCTAAGCTCGTAGGCATATTCAAGGAGAGAGATAAGATGACTGACGAGGAGGCTGTAGACTGGATCGACTACAACGTGATCGGCACGATGGGAGGCGAGGGCTTCATCATCGTCTTCGAGAACTAGCCAGAATCTAATCCCCCCCCCCTATGCAGCCTCTCGCGAAATCGAGAGGCTTTTTAGTATCTAAAAAAAAGTGAATAAAAAGTGAATTAGCTATTGACTCGCCTCAATCCGGTCTCCTTACTCTGTCATATCGAAGCGGTTCTCGCCTAGAGCAAACACGAAAAAAACACGACATGACAAACATCCTCGAAAAACTCACACGCAGCTACGCTCTACTATTCGCAGTTGCTATCGCCATCCCTTCTATCCTTCGCATCGTCGAAGCAGTCTAACCTAAAAACACTACACGACATGCAGACTCAAACTAAAACACTAATCAACGAAATCGCTCACGCTCGTATTCTTCTCGTAGCAATCAAAGATAAGCTAGATGACGTATCTGAAGAAATGCTCTTCGATCAAGAAATTGGAGCTTTGGATTGTCATGTGATGAACGAGCTTACCGATCTCAAATGTGATCTAGGAAATATGATCGCTCGTTCAAATAAAGCTATCAAGAAACGCACAGAGATGGAAAACTACGATAGAAACAACGCTCTCTTGGGCATCAAATAAACACTCAACTAAAACACGACATGAAAAATCTCAAAAGTATAACTGAAGTTAGTCTGCCATTTGGCACTATGCTATTCACGCATCAAATTTGCTTTGATGGTCGCGAACAAACCATGTATCAATATGTGTTTGATGGCTCCAGTCATTTCGACTTAGAGCAATTCGAGCCGACTCATTGGAAGCATCAAGCGAACCGGAAGGACGTTCGCGATCTTATGATCTCCGAAGGAGGAGCTACTCTCGAAGAGGCTGACATTTACATCAAGTCGCTAGTTCAAAATCAATGGAACAGGCGCAAAGGGATGCACTCGATGGTCATCAATAAGCCATCTAAAAAAAGTGAATAAAATGTGATTTAGCTATTGACTCATCTAAATTCATGCTTTTCTATCTGTCATATCGAAGCGGTTCTCGCTTAGATCTAACCTAAAAAACACGACCTATGAAATTCAAAAAAGACAGACAGCATTTTTTCAACAAAACAGCAAACTGCGCTAACGCTATCCGCAACCTAGAGGAGCGTCTCGAAAGTGGTATGCAGCCATCTGACTTCTTTAATGAAGAGCAGCCTTTGTCGCTACAGCAACGCGAGGCAATCGAAGCTAACCTAAAACATCTCAAAATTGAGCAGGTAAAGATTCACAAAGAATTCTGCGCTTGGATAAAATCAAATTAACCTAAAAAAACAAAGTCTCGCTCGCACGACGCGGGCGAGACGCTAACCCAAAAAAAACACGCACTATGAAATTCATCAACGCGCAAAACATCAAAGCAACTGCCAAGTCATACGGCAGGCAGATTCACGACAAGGATCTACAAGTCTCTTCAGACTTCGTAGCTCAGATAAACGATCTCGTTCACGCGATCGTCATGACAAACGTAGCGAAGCAAGACAACCTTGCCGGAACGCTACGCGCAACAGAATGGGCGCATGATCGCCTACAAGACGCCAACGAGTTATTAGAAGGCGAGGTTCTAGGATCATGAGTGTAACTTACAAAGCTCACAATGACGGACTGCTATTTAGCAATGGCAACTACTACCCAAAAGTTCGCACTCGCACAGGCTGGAAGTATAGCTTCCGGAGCGACTCAGATGCAGTAGCACAGGAGTCTAACGACATCGAGGAGGAGACGCTGCAGCCGGTCGCTGTAGCCTCCAAGCCTTCGAGCAACTGGCTAACCTTCTAACCCTAAGCAAACCATGAAAATCAAAAAGCAACCGAAGCTCGTCAAGACAGAGAAACAACAGGAGAGCGCGTTCATCGTTTTCCTCTGCATCGCCACAGCAGCAATACTGCTGATAGTAACCGTCGTCGCCGAGAACCTGTAGCCATGAAAGAATACACTCGCATTCTGGAGATGGACAACAGCGACGGCGTCGCCTGCCATGTCGTGGTCAAGTTCATGATCGACGGCGCAGCCTTCGCCGGCTTCAACTC